TTTCTTTTATAACTATTAATGTGATGCCTTCGGGGTCACAGTAAACAGTCGCTTATTAAAGGACAATGGTAAACAATTATGCATGGCAACAACTTTCCCCATTTTCACTTGGGTTCGATGAAACATTCAGTAGACTTGAAGCTCTTGCAGGAGCAGGAACAAATTACCCTCCTTACAATGTCGTTAATGGACCTAGTGGTCGAACAATATTGGAGGTCGCTCTTGCAGGATTTTCAGAACGAGATCTGGAAGTCGAAACCGAACGAAATGTCTTAACAGTATCTGCTAGAAAAGCACCAGCAGATAAAGAAAGAAATTACGCACACAAAGGAATTTCATATAGAACATTCTCACGCAACTGGCAGATGGCAGATGACGTAGAAGTAGAGACAGTAGAATTTAAAGATGGTCTACTAGTAATTACATTAAAGAAAGAATTACCAGAAAAACAACAACGTAAAAAACACTTCTAAATAATTGCGGCTACCTTTTAAATATCGTCGTCGCAGAGGGGTAACTGGCAAAATCCAGTTGACACCCCTCTTTTTTCGTGTTACAATAAAATCAAACTCTTATAGCTATGGCAGTATCTATCCTTACATTGAAAACGGGTGATCGAATCATTACTGAGTTGAAAGAGATTTTTGATGAAGAAGGTGAAAACCGTAAAGGTGTTTGCCTCTTGATGGAAGATCCTTACATTCTCAACCTCGCAGGTGAGAACCCTCAATATCTTACTGAACAATATAACATGGAATACCAAGTTAAGTTTAGTAAGTGGAATCCTTATTCTGTCGATTGGCAGTATAAGATCCCTTATGATAGTGTAATGACTATCAGCAGTCCTGAACCAGGATTGCAAAATGCGTATGAAAATAAAATTAAAGAGAGAAAAGAAGTTGAAACTAAAACTGTTAACCCAGAGGTATTATGACTGAACAACCACTTCCTCCACTAAAAACGAATCATAATATTCGTGTTGTTACTTTAGCAAACGGAGATCATATTCTTTGTATCTTCGGTGAAGTTCGCAATGAAGAAGAAGACAATAAAGTTGTAGGATACCGTATGTTGTATCCATACAAGTTAGAACTTGGAACTGAAAACGAGGATGGTACTATTCCTATCGCTTACACTCGTTGGTGTCCTTTCTCTCCAGTAGAAGAACATCGTCTTGGTGGAGAACATATTATTAGTGTTGTTTTCCCTGACAATAATATTGTTGACAACTATGCGGGTAGACTCCGTGAAATTGGACTAAAAGACGAACAAATTTTCTATCCTGAGAAACCAAATGGAACTGAAGGCGAACCTGATCAAGCTACAGAATGAGTGGATCGTCACTCAGGTAGAAGCAGTCGAAGGTGACATTTTACCAGGTGACCCTGACATATGGTTAGTTCAACCATATGTGGTAGACTGTGAAGGTCAACTTACTCCGTGGGCAACACACTCATCAGAGACCGAGTTTAATGTTCGGTCTTCTGATGTTACTATTGTTACTAATCCAAGCAAGGTAATTCTTGCTCGCTATATTGAATGTCTTGAATGAAGTTTTACACTAGTGTAGAGCAAGCAGGCAACCGTCTGCTTGTGCGTGGTTATGAGAATGGCAATCGTTTCAACGTTAGGGTTCCTTTCAACCCTACGTTGTACTTGCCTACAAAGAATTATTCAGAATGGCGAACACTAGAAGGAGATTGTGTAGAACCACATAAGTTTGGTTCTATTCAAGAAGCTCGTGACTTCATAAAACAATATAAGGAGGTGGAGAATTTTGAAATCTATGGTAACTCTAGATTCTTGTATCAGTATATTGCTGAACAACACCCAGAAAATGAACTTAAATTTGATTCCAGTAAGATCCGTGTTTTCAACATTGACATTGAGACCGCAGCAGAAAACGGTTTTCCAGATATCGAGTCTGCCGATCAGGAAATCCTTGCCATCTCAATCAAAGATAGTTTCTCTGGTAGGATTATTGTGTTCGGGGCAAGACCATACAATAACAAAGACCCCATGGTGGACTACATGCATTTCCGAACAGAAGAAGGCATGTTGGGAGCGTTCCTTGAATACTGGCAGGAAAATTATCCTGACGTAATTACTGGTTGGAATGTACAGCTATTTGATATGCCTTACATTCGCAATCGTATTGATCGTATTCTTGGTGAGAAATTTGTAAAACTTTTATCACCATGGAGACTTGTATCTACTCGTGAAATTTTTATCAAAGGTCGTAAACAGTTTGCTGTTGACACCCTTGGTATATCTACTCTTGATTATCTTGAGTTGTATAAGAAGTTTACTTATACTAATCAAGAATCTTATCGTCTCGATCACATTTGTAATGTTGAACTTGGTGAAAAGAAACTTGATCACTCTGAGTATGATACTTTCAAGGAGTTCTATGAAAATGATTGGCAGAAATTTATCGATTACAACATCCATGACGTTCGTCTAGTTGATAAATTAGATGACAAGATGAAACTAATTGAACTTGCATACACTATGGCATATGATGCCAAGGTGAATTATGAAGATGTGTTTAGTCAGGTTCGTATGTGGGATAACTATATTTACGTGGAACTTCTGAAGCGTAATATTGCTATCCCGCCTAAGAAGCAAAACGATAAGTCCGAGAAGTATGCGGGGGCATATGTTAAGGAACCGAAACCTGGATTCTATGATTGGGTGGTGTCTTTCGATCTTAATTCTCTCTACCCTCATCTTATTATGCAATACAATATCTCACCAGAAACCCTTCAGGACGTTAGACATCCACAGGCTACGGTTGATCGAATCCTTAAACAGGAGATAGACATTGATGGTGAGTTTGCTGTGTGTGCAAATGGTGCCCAGTATCGTAAAGATAAGCATGGGTTTTTACCACAGATGATGCAGAAGATGTACGACAGTCGTGTTATCTTCAAGAAGAAGATGATCAAAGCAAAGCAGGAGTATGAAAAAACTCCTACTGTCGAACTCATGAAAGAGATTGCTCGCTGTAATAATATTCAGATGGCAAAGAAGATCTCTCTTAACTCTGCTTATGGTGCTATCGGTAATGAACACTTCCGATACTATCGTCTAGCAAATGCCGAAGCTATCACTCTATCTGGTCAGGTATCAATTCGTTGGATTGAGAACCGTATGAACGGATACCTAAATAAACTGCTCTCTACCGACAAGGAGGATTATGTCATTGCATCCGACACTGACTCAATCTATCTTAATCTCGGACCTCTTGTTGCTAAATTTTTTAGTAATAAATCTGACGATAAAGCAGCAGTTGTTTCGTTACTTGACAAGATCTGTCAAGAAAAACTGGAACCTTTTATTGAACGTTCATACCAAGAACTTGCGTCGTATGTTTCAGCGTATGATCAAAAGATGAGTATGAAACGTGAGAATATTGCTGACCGTGGTATTTGGACTGCGAAGAAGCGTTACATTCTCAACGTTTGGGATAGTGAGGGAGTTAGATACAGAGAACCCAAGATGAAGATCATGGGTCTTGAAACAGCTAGGTCATCAACACCAGCATATTTTAGAGACAAGTTGTATGCAGCGTTTAAAATTATTATCGGCAAGACAAATGATGAACTTATCAATTTTATCAATGATGTCCGAGCAGAAACAAGGGAACGACCTTACGAGGAAGTCTCCTTTCCCAGAGGAGTTAACAACCTTGCCAAGTACCGTCACCCAACGACAATCTATTCAAAAGGAACCCCCATTGCCGTGAGGGGTGCTCTACTTTATAATCATTATGTGAAAAAACATAAGGTAGAAAATAAACATGCCTTGATACAAGAAGGCGAGAAAATTAAATTCGTATATTTGAAGACACCAAACCCACTGCATGAGAATGCTATTAGCTTCTTTGGTGAGTTGCCTAAGGAGTTTGGTATCGAAAAGTATGTGGATTATCAAACACAATTTGAAAAGAGTTTCTTGGAACCTTTGAAGAACGTGCTACAATGTATTGGATGGAAGCATGAGAAAACCATCACCATTGGGAGTTTCTTTGAATGAATAAGAAAATCTTTGTAGTCACATGGACTAATCATGTGGTTGGACAAATAGGTTCTGAAGATGTAAAATGCTTTGAGGACTATGACACTGCTCTTGGGTTTGCTAAACTCATGAGTAAGAACTATACTTATGTAAACTTTTACGAGGATGAAGCAACAAAATGGGATTCTTAGATACAGTAATTAAAGACAGTGGAAATGAATTTGCTGGTCTGGTCAGCGAAGGAGTCGCTGCAGGTGACATTACTAATTACGTCGATACTGGCAGTTATATCTTTAACGCCTTGGTTAGTGGTTCGCTTTTTGGAGGTCTGCCTTCAAACAAAGTCACCGCTCTTGCAGGAGAGAGCAGCACTGG